ACGATACCAATAGAACTGTCGAGCTTAGGGTCTTTTTTAGCGCCCTCGGCTAGACCGGTAATATAGCGCTGCGGCAGTGAGTAGAACTCCTCGGCAATTTCCTCGCGGCGCTTTTGGCGTCCGACTTCCTGGATGATCCGGCGCGCAGTCTTTGTAAGGCGTGATTTACCGAGCGGCTGGCGGGCGGTGGCGCGGTGCGTGAGTGGCAATAGCAAGCAGCGACCCGTTGGGTTCGGCACAAGCTGCACCAGGGCGCGGTTCTCAAAGATAGCGGTATAGTCGCCGGTAAATACTATGAAGTCGGCAGGAGCGAAGCGTACGCGGCGATTTGGGGTAGATATATCTGGCTTTGGCTTCTGCCATCGGGTAACGCCCAGACCGTACTTAAGCAAGCCGGTCGTTTGGTTGATTTCGCCGGTGGCTTCCTCTGCAGTAAATGGCACGAGTATTTTAGGGTGCAGTGGATCATTGTCCGGGTTGTCGGCGACCGCGATAAATGCACAACCGGCAACTGCAGTGTCGTGCTTGCCCTGGCTAATAACGCTGGTGGCGTTGATTTGAGTAAAATAGTTATTCACACCAAAGGTATCGTGCGCGAAGCCGTCGAAGTTTACGCGGTCTGAAAGAGTATTGACTGCGCGGCTAGCCCATCCAATGCCCGGGCGGTGGTGGAGCATTTTGCGAGGGGTAGAGATACCAAAGTCGCGGGTGTCGTGGTCGGCTTCATAGTAGGCATATTTATTAGCAACCTGCGGTTCGTATACAGAAAGTTGGCGCAATAACTGAGCTGCGATTGCGATGGCTTCATTTTCTCGTGGATCGATTACCGGCTGTGGTTGCATTGCTGTTCCTTTTTAGCCGGGTTTGCCGCTCCGTAAGCGTAGTTGTTATTGGTTTATATTATACCAGATATTGTAATTGTAACATACGAAAGGCGTTAGCGCTTTTTTGCAGCATTCCTTTTATCGCGCTTGGCTGCAGCCTCCGCATATTCCGGACCAAAAAAGTCATCTGGTAAAGGCGTAATGCGGATAAATGCACCGGGTCTGCCCGGGCGATACGCCGCCTCGTAGTTCGTCTTGGCGATACTCTCCCAATAGTCGTCCGGGAACACACCGGCTTTGACCAGCATATCGAGTATACTCGTGACTCGGTTGTCGGTATCGGCGCGACCGAGCGTGCCAAAGTACAAAATAAGCTCGATCATAACGTGACCGGTAAATTGCTGCTTGGTCTGCAGCCGCACATTCGCAATGGCGGTTTTTTGCCAGTCCTCAAACGCCCGGCTGGGAAAGCTCATGCCGTCGCCGCGATTTATGCGGGAGTTTTTCTTTGCTGGTATATTTCCAGCCAATTTTAGCTCTATGATATTTTGCGACATTAGCTTTTTACCCTTTAGTTGGGTTCATATACCTTTTATGTGCGGTTGCCGTCTTTGTCTTTAACATAGTTGTCTAGCTGACCGTTCCTGGTACGATAGCCTTCAGTGATAATAGAACAATCGCAACCGCGATGTCGAAGCCATATATCAGCCGGTACATCTTCAAACCTGCCGTCGTATGTTTTCTCTAATCCATCGCACCATTTACAAGACTCGCTGACTACCTTGCGAATGATGCGGACACGTTTACCGGACTGCGATGCATTACGAGTAGCGTCCCGCTGCGCGTTGCTCGCCATAGTATCCAGGTAATTCCGGACCAGCAGACCAAGTCCCAGCGCACCTGTCGACACGCTCGCGCTGGCGACCTTTGCCAAACCGAAGTGCCGGTCGTCGATGCCTGGACCGGTCGTATGCTCAATCTCATAATCAAAGGCATTCATATTGTAGACTTTAGCGTATACCGCCGCGCCGACCTCCCGGAATAGTATCTCCTGGTTGAGCTGGCGCACGTCCGGCGCTACTTCCGGGTTGTTGATAATAGCGATTGCCGCCATCACCTTTTTTTGGATCGTATCGTTGAGTCCTGCGTAATCCATTAGAACGTCCACCCTGCAATAGTGCTTTTAATATCCTCTACCAATCCAGAAGCCTGCTCCACGCGCTTTTTAGAGTACACACGCCCGCGTGCCGGTTCTTTTGTGGCAACTAATACGTCGATGAGCCTGGAGGCTTGCTGGTCGGTCAGGGCGTGCGTAATTTCGTCGATGCTCTGGGCGGTTTTTACAAGCTCGGCATCAGCGCTTATGATTTCATTTGACAGTAGCAGCTCCTTGACCTCTTTGAATTCTTTGGTCTTGAGCACCACCAGGTCAGCGATATATTTACTTTGATCCAGGGACGACATTTGTTTGCACCTCCGTCTCTAATATATCGACCGTCGCGCCTTCCATTTTCATGCGGAGCACGCGCTGCCCCTTGTCATTGATTGCTGGCTTAACGCGTGACCAGTCCTCTGATAGCTTCTTACCCTGCGCCTTTGTGAGCGGTAAGACTTCGCCAGTGAAGCGGTTGTTGTATAGGTATATTTGAGCTTTCTTCATACGTTTATTTTATCACAACAAACAAAAACGCCCCACCGAAGTGGAGCGCCTCTGTTGTTGATAGCCGAGATTAGCTGGCAACTGGTTTTTCGATGAGGCTGAAAGCAGTCTCGTCGAAGATGACAAAGCCGAGGACGGCTTCCGCACGAATCGCGATCTCGTTCGTACGCTTAAGGTCGCCGTTACCATCCGGGTCACCATACTCGATGGTTTCCAGAGGAACGTTGCGGGCAACACCCCATTGGAAGGCGTTGAAGTCACCCATGAGCGACTGAACGCGAGCGTCATTGACACCCAGTTCCTGACGACCAGACACTGTGTCGCTAGAAGCGGCAGGCAGACCCTGGAAGTTATCAACGTTGAATCCAAGACCCAGCTCTGGGTAAAGTTTGACACCGTTATCATCACGAGTACGAGCAAGCTTACCAGCGAATACAGGATCGAAGGCGATACCAGTTGCAACGTGACCGGCTTCTTGGAGATCTTCAGCTTGCGCTTCGATGTCCGCGTTTGGATCAGCAGTTGCGACTACACGACCGACACCGTTGCCAGATTTCGCGAAGTACTGAGTAACGTTTCCAGATACTGTACCAGTCTTAGGGTTGATGCCGTGAATTGCGATCAAGTCGAGCGCTCGGCTCAAAGCGATTGCAATGTTTTCTACCAATTTGTCGACGATGCCGGTTTGGTAGTCTTCATCTTCCCATAGGACTTGGTTACTCATTCGGTAAGTAACCTGAACCGTGTAAGTCTTGGCAGTTGCCTTAGTAGGCGTGCCATCATTACTGGACTTATCAGCACCTTCGCCGACCAACTCCGCTTTCGGAGTACCTGTAAAGGTAAAGTGGTCAGTCGATCCGACCTTAATAGTTGGATCTTGAGCGGCTAGTTTAGAGAGGACGCCACCTCGGATGTTTTTGCGCCATGCCTCGCCCTGGTGAGCGGCTAGGTCAAGTGCGTCTGTGTAAAGCGGATTACCCATAGCTTTATATTCCTTCGTTTAATCGGTTAATTAAGCGTCAGAGTTGCTGCGACCAAATAGGTTACGTGCGATGCTTTTGTTTCCGTCCGCCTTGCCCTCTTCAGGCTTGCCGGTTTTCTTTACGACAACTTTTCCTCCAGGTGCTAGCTTTGAGAGCTTTTCAGCTTTCGCTTCTAGTGCCTCGACAGAATCGCCATCTAGGAACTCGAGTGCATCATCAGATAGCTTGTACTTGCTAGCAATCTTGACTTTTTCAGTCCCTAGCTCCGCAGTTTTAACTTTGGTGGTCAAGTCGCCGATCGTGACGTCCTTTTCCGCTAGCTTGCTCTCAAGTTCCGACTTGATCGTATCGACCTTTTCGGCTTTCTCTTTCAAGGTGTCGTAATCCGCATACTTGCTGCGTTCACGCTCGAGCCGCTTAGGAATGATATTTGTGTCGATCTCGGATTGAGTGAAGAGTGTATCCTCCACTTCCTTATAGTCGTCACCATCTTTTGTAAAGTATTTAGTCATCTCCGCTTTTCCTTTCCGGGGCGTAACCCGTTTTTTCTGACTATCCTCAATATAACACAACCGT